AGAGGCCATCCACCAGGGGCTGGACTGTCTTACCCAGCCACCATGCATCGAGCAACACCCCAGGCAGGCGTAGGCTACGGCCAGAGGTGTACTGGTACTGCTGGATCGGGGTCTTGGTGGCATAGGTAGCCCCTTCGGCATAGGTGGCCCGGCGCTCCCAGGTGATCTGGGTTGGGTTATAAAGAAAGTTCCATAGCCTAGCGGTCTGGGCATTGGCGGCGCTGGCATATTCGAGTAGGAAGCATTCCACCTGAGTGCCATGGGTATGTTCGCCCCCTGGCAGCCCGTCCATTACATTTTGGTTCCACATAGCGCCCCCTAGGCCAGGCTAGCCTGCTGATGTTCACTTAGCCAGATCTCGAAATATCGCAGCACGTCCATGGCATGGGCTTCGGCAGTGCCAGCACCCAGGTTAATGGTGGGGTTAAAGTTGTAGTTGGTCTGGCCGCCACCGCCCATCGCTGCGCCTGCAGCAAATACCCTGGCCTGGTCTGGGCGCAGGATAAATTCACTGCTATTGGCGATAACTGGCTTAGCGCCTGGCGGAGCGCTGGCCTGCTCCTGGCCGATAGCACCCAGCAAGCCACCAAAGGCAACCGGCAACTGCCCCCCGGCCCGGCTAATAGAGGCAAAAGCTTCCGCCCCTGGAAGGTTACTAGCCGTAGAACCCACCGTTGAGGTGGCGGGCTGGGCATCGCCACCCATGCCAGGGATCATATTCAGGACTTTATTTTTGATGGCAGTAAACAACTTGCTAATCGCGTCAGTGACGGTTGTGTGAGCGTTAACCAAGAAGTTTTCAACCCGGGTAATAACACCCATCAGCCCGTTGGCTAGGCCATCACGAATCTTTTGGAACCATTCGATAGCCGTAGCAGAGACCGTATCCCAGTTCTTGGCGATCAAGAAAGCCAGAGCCGCAATGCCAGCGGCAACCGCCAGGATAACCAACAATGGCAAACCAATCAAGGCACCCAGGACCGCCGAGATCAGTCCAGCAAAGGCCATCGTCAATGCGCTGATCAATGCACCGACTAGGACAGTGCTAGCCCAGGCAGTAAAGATGGCTAGCCCTATGAGCAAGACAGCTTTCCAGTCCAAGTTAGATAGGGCTGCACCAATGCCAGACAAAATGACCATGGCCATACGGCCCACCGCCACCAGCAAAGCACCCAGATCAACTTTTTCTAGGAACCGCCCAATCTGATTGATAAGCGCTGCCAAGATACGCCCCACCTGGCTACCTAGGCCGCTCATGTCCAGCCCGGCCAGGGCGGTGGTGAGGCCATTAAAGAGGCTGGCCAGTAGTTCACCGATAGGGGCCTGTTCCAGGAAATTAGCTGCGCCAGACAATAGCCGACCCAGGCTACCGGTAGCATCGGCCAGAATGTTTCCTAAAAATCCAGCCACATTCTCGCGGATAGTCCCCAAGTTGCTGAGTACCACATCCCGTAGATTGGCCCCATTCTCGATCAAGGCTGCGAAGTTAAATACAAAGTCACTGACCGCCTGGATGCCGGTATTAATGCGGTTAAAGGCACCCTGGAGTGCCTTCATCGGGTCCATATTGTTGAGTCCTAGCACCGTCCCGAGGGCAGCAATAGGCCCCTTGGTGCCAAACAGGCCCTCCTCCCCGATCAATGACTTGATTACCTCGTTGTAGGCACTGAAGGCGCTCTGGGTGCCCTTCATCTGGTCGTCCAGGTCACGCATTACCCCAAAAATGCCGCCACTAGGGTCAAACAACACTGACTTGAAGCCCTGGATCAAGCCATCAACCGACTCGCTGGCCTGTTTCTTAAAATCTTCGGTGATAAATTTCTTGCCAACTTCCTCGATCAGCTTCACCCGGGTTTTGACATCCAGATCTCGCAGCGTGGCAACACCTAATTCCTGCAGGCGCTTTTCAATTTCGTTGAGGATGACCGGGTTCTGCTCAAAAAACATATTGGTACGCAGCTCCGACACGCTGGCACCGCTCAGCGCTTTGGTCAACCCCATAGCCGTATTGCCGACCTGCTTGGTGCTAGCCGCTGTCAGGGCCCCGAACGATTCAGAGATACCTGTCACGGTATCTTCAAACCCTTGTAGGTCCACCTCGCCATCAATGCCCCTGAAGGCTTCCAGCACATTGTCCTGGATGGTCGTTGCCAGGTTCTTATACTCCTGGGTGGCGCCGGGCAGGGTAGCGGCTGACTTGGCCAGGCGGTTGTTAAGGCTTTCGATGACCGTTACAGCCTCTTCATAGCTTTTGCCGGTCAGGCTGGCAAAGGTGGTGGCAGCATTGATCTGCTCTAGCTGTAGCTGATTGGCCTGGTTGATCGCCCCGGTGATGCTCTGGGCCGCCTCCTGTGCCTTGCCAATGGCAAAGTTAAAGCCCTGGGTGAGTAGGTTGGCCTTGAAGACTGCCCCGGTCAATGACTCGGTGACGCCCTTATTCACCTGCTGACCAACGCCATCAAAGGTGCCACGGATCTGCTGGCCCAGCCGCTTGATCGGCCCACTGGCAAAGTCCTGGGCGCTGATCTTGATAAACAGGTTGGATACGAGCCCTTGCATCACCTACGCCTCATGGATCGGTTCTCCGCCTCAACTGCCGCATTGTGGATGGCGATAGCCCGATACAGCCGCAGGATAGGCATTTCCTCATACATTGGCAGGCTGGCAAAGCTACGGCCACTCAGGTGGTAGACCGTCTCTAGGAATCGGTCGTCGTCGTAGTCGAGGACGCTTGCAAAAAAGGGGCCATCGCCTCTGATATCAAGGCAAAGTCGCCAATGCTTAGCTCTTCTAGCTGCACCAGGTTGATGTCACTTTGCTCGCCATAGCGAATGCAACAGCGGGCGGCCAGGCGTAGGGCTAGCTCCACCTCATCGTCGAGGGGTATGTTCTCCTGCCGCATGGTGCGCCGGATGCCACGGATGTCGCCCACCGTTGGCCCACGGAACCCGATCACCTTGCCATTAGATAGCGTTACCTGTCCGGCCCCGTCGTCGTCAGTCAGTCGTTGTAGTTTCATCAGCCACGGCTCCAGTCATTGGCCCGACCAGCCAGGGTAAGCATGGATACGTCCTGGCTTTTCTTATCCGACTCGATCAAGGTGAACCGGGTCGGCATGAAGCCATAGACAATAAAGGGAGCGCCAATGCTAACTGGATCTGGGGCGTACTCAACCGGCTGGATGGTCAGCGTATAGCCACGGGCATTAACGTCGTTGCCGCGCCGTAGCCTAAAATTTTTCCACAGGGTAATGATTTCGTCATCCGTCTCGGGCTCATAGGCCTTGGTCAGCCCGATCTCGGCAATAGAGCGGGGCCCTAGGAGCGGGTAGATGCGATTGCTGAAACCATCGGAATATTCCGAAGTCTGGGTACTGTCATCAATACCCGAAAATGTCTCAAAATAACAGGTCAAGTCCTGCATTGTTACCAAGAACTGGTTCTTGGCAATAGGATTAATTCGTGGCATGGCAGTACGTCAGGGTTACTGCTCTTAGTGTGCCCAGGCCTAGCTAGTCCGTTCTACGACCTGATCAATCGCCACCCGAATGACGCCAACGAAGATGCGCTCAGCGGTCGGGCTAGGGGCCACATAGCTATCAATGCGGATGATGCCATCCTCCAGGTCCAGGGCTGGGTTATTGGTCCGGTCGCAAATGTTTAGAAAGGCATCAGCAGGCGTTGCGCCAAAGAAAGCACCGCCACTCCAGAACCGATAGGCCACCAGGTCAGCGGTCTCTTTGATGCGGTTGAACAATACGCCCTGGCCGTCGATCACCGAGAATAGGATCTTGCCATTGGTCAGCGCTGTGTATAGCGTCCGGGCATAGACATTGAGGATGACCCGGGTATTGATAAACCGATAGTAGGGGCTAACGCTACGGGTTCTGGCTCCGTAGACGACAATGCCAAGGCCCTTGAGGTTTTTCACCACATTGATCTGGTTGGCATTGAGGTCAGCGTGTTCGCTACGGCTTAGCTTGACCCGTACATCCGCCACACCCCGCAGCGGGAACTGGGGGCCTGCTGGGGGCTGGTTGAAGCCTTGGCTAGCATAGCGGCGCAGTGCAACGGTGGCAGCGGCCAGGGCAGGGCTGATGTCATCGTTGTCGGTATCCTTTAGCCATGGGCAATAGTAAGCCAGATGGCCACGGTCGCTGGCGTAGAGCATCCCTTCGGTCTTAAATTCAGCCTTAGTGTCGATGGTGCTAGGCGGGCCACAGTCAGCAAGGGCCATCCAGTCATAGTTCTCGCTAGCTGACTTGGCTTCTAAGGTATTGGCGATCTGGGTGCGCTCAAACTGTCGGGTAAGGCTATAGAAGGCCTCCGGGCATACCAGGAAACCTTGCTCATCATCTTCGTCAAAGCTATTCTCGATGGCGTAGATGTAGTCCCAGTAGTTAGCCGTCGCTGGTGCCGCCACAGCAGCCACCGTCAGGTTAGCGGTTGTCGCTACAGCGGTGAAAGCCGTGGCGGTGGGGTTCTTTTGGCGAATGTAGAACTGGCTATTGGCAAAGACGCTGGCCCCAGCATCATTGATCTCGTATTCAGCCTCGACGGCGGTATTGATGGCGGTGGTGCCATTAATGGCGGTCACCAGGCCGGTGATGATGGTGGTCGCGGTCGGGGTGGGGCTAGCGGGGGCGGTGTAGGTAACAGCGGTGCCATTGATGGTGACGGTGAACGCCCCAGCGGTAGTATTGGTGATGGTGACGGTAGTGACAGGGGCGATGGCCGCCTTGACGTAGTAGAACTGCCCATTGGGCACATTGCGAAAGAAAAAGGCAAGGTTATTTAGGTTGACGGCACTCGAGCTAGTAAAGACATTCTCGAAGTCGTCAACACTGATTACCTGGGTGGGAGTATTGGCGGTGCCACCGGTGGCGGTGCCAACATAGTAGACCCGGTTAAAGGGGGCGATAGTCGCTGGAATAGGCCCCTCAGCGTTTTCGTAGACGTAGACGCCTGGAGCGGTTTGGGTAGCAGCGTTGAGGGCAACCATAGCAGCTTGGGATAGACTGCTTTTAGTGTGCCCAGCCATGGATCCAGGCTAGGGAACCGGATAGTCTAGCTCCTGGTCAAGGACGTTATCATCCAGGTCGCCTGCCTTGGCCCGACGCAGGCCCACCTTGATTTCTTCCAGCGGGAATGGCTGGCCGGGGACCGGTATCGATGGATCCACCAGGCCAACATCGGCCAGGTGCTGCACGATGTCGGAGTAGACCAGCACTGACAGACTCCAGGTTTGGTTGTAGGTGTAGATACCCTCAGATAGGCCGGTGAAGGACTCTGATACCAGCGCCATGGGTTCAAAGTTGACGATGCGGTTAAGCCCCTCCAGCTCGCCAGTATAGGCCGGGCTATAGCCACTCAGGGCCAGCCAGCAACGGTCTAGCACCAAGTAGACGCCGCTATGGGTGGATAGGTTAATAAATTCTGCCTGCAGGCCCCATTCGATGGTCATCCGCTGGCTGAAGTCGCGGCGGATGGAGTCAATGATCTCGGGTGGGTCAAAGCGCCGTCGTTGCATCGAAAAAAATATCTGGCTGCGATAGGGCGCCAGCTCAAATTCGACCGGGGAGGCCGGAAATGCTTGCACATCGACGCCAATAGGTTCCATCGCCAGCCGTAGCCGGTGGATGATGCCTGACTCCAGGGTATGCAGCAACGAGGTAAGGGGCATTAGAAGCTTTTCATCCCGTCATAGGTAAAGACCCGACCGGTGCCGTTGACCACAAAGGGTCGGTTGCCACGGCCCTCGGTCATTGTCACCTCGTCAGTCACCGTCAGGCCCAGGCTAACTTTGCCCGCAGCAGCCTCCCTTAGCCACTTGAGTGCATCTTCATAGCGCAGCCGATAGTCTTCAGGGGGGCGGTTCTTGGTGAGGGTATAACGGGCAATGTCGAGGCAGATGCGCTTTAGCCGCCTAGGTGGATCGTCCCGCAGGCCAGCGACGTTGTAGCGTTCCTGCAGGTAGCTATCGATCTCATCCGACGCATCCTCCAGCGCTTCGGTCATCCGGTCATTGTCTGGGTTATTGACGGTGGGCGCGTCAATGTTGGCGGTACGCCGGGCCTCGACGGTGCCAAAAGCCTCGATAAAGTCATCGACAGTGGCATAGGGATCAGCCATCGCTAGGTTCCTCCGGCTGGCTAGGCTGCTCTGACTTGTCCAGGTGGATCGCTAGCTGCTTAGCTAGGCTATCACTGAGGCTGATCGTATCCCCAGACTGGTATAGCTGGCCATCGTGCAGGATGGATCCATGGGTGACGGTATATTTTTTCATAGCAACTGGCCTAGTGGGTAGCTATCCTGAGTGTGCCCTAGTGATACAACTCCATCAGGCCACGGACAGCCACCACGACCCAGGCGGCGCTTATCACCGAGGCCCAGGCGGTGGATACCCACGAGCGATGCCGGCGGCGGATAGCGACTCGGGTGGCCCCGGCAAACAGGAGGCAGGCTGTCATGGCAGCCAGGCCCAGGACGATATAGACAATAGCCATAGCAGATCCCCAATGTTTTGTTTAGGGTGCCCAGGCAACAAAAAACCCCGGACTGGCCGGGGTGGGGGTGGGTGGAGTCGGGCTACTCCGCTTCGGCCAGTAGCTGGTCCCGCATCTGGGTCAGCCGTAAGATCATGGCATCCTGGTCAAAGTCCTGGCCACTTTTCAGCAAGGCTGACATGGCCTCCAGCTCGGCAATCATCTCCTCAGTCATGGGGTCCTCCGGGTAACTGGCCCTAGCCTAGCAGATCAGCCCTTGTCCGCCCAGTGGCGCTCTAGCAGGTCGTCTGCCGTCCTGGCCAGGCTGATCCGGGCGCCGTCGTTGATGCACTCAGAGATAGCGCCAATGTGGTGGATCGCCATCTTCGAGTAGTACTTAAGCGCCCCAGTCAGACAGGACATCCACAGCGGTAGCTTCTCCCAAGTGGGATGCTGCGAGTGATAGAACTGACTAAACCCGCTGATCGGTTGCTGCAACGATTCCCGGCACTGGGCTAGGCTACTGCCTTGCTGGCTGGCCAGAACCACCAGGGCCTCCATGCAGGCCACATACCGGCTAGCCATGGTATCAACAGGCTCACCGCTGACTAGGCCATCGTTCACCAGCTGGATGGCGCGTTGCAAGTCGCCCAGTGGATCAGCACTGGCTGGCCGGATAGCTAGGATGGCAGGCTCTAGGTCAGCAAGGCGGGCAAGGGTCTTAGTCATGGGTGGATCCGGTAAACGTCCCCACTAGCCTAGCAGAAACCCGAACAAAAGCCTATGGCCGGAAGGAAAAAGCCTAAAGCAGGGTTGACAGCTCGATATGCAGGGGGTATATTGAAGGTATCGAACCACTTACCGAGGACCGACCCATGCCCAAGTTCATTTCCATCCAAGACGGCGCTTACCTGCTCAACCTGTCCCACATTGTTAGCATCGAGGTGAACATAGACGATAACGGTGTTATTACCGACTATGAAGTATTTACCAATGACGGCAATAACAGCTACAGCGTAGACGACCCCGGCGAGATGGCCAAGCTGATGGCCCTGATCGAGGTAGCCTAGCCCACCCACCACCACCCGCAGACCCCCGGCCTAGCTGGGGGTTTTGCTTTGGGCCAGCCCTGGCCAGCCACGACAAAGCCCGCCAGGTGGCCAGCGGGCTGGGATGGGGGAGTGGTGCATAAAAAAGACGGCCTAACGACCGTCCGTTTTCTAAAAGCGAAATTACTACCAAAGCCCGGGCACCACCCCAGACCAAGAACCAACATGCTAACACCGGCTGCAGAATGTGTCAACAGGCTAGCGGCTTATAGTTGGGTGTCAAGCGAAAGACCCGGCTGATAGGGCTGGGAGCGTTCTTCCATGTTTATCTGATGCTGCCATGCCCCATGGAAGTCCTTAAACATTTGCAT